ATATGTAAGGCGCTTCCAGCCCTATTGCAACCGATTCTTACCGGTTCGTGATATAATTAATTAGATTATACCCTTTGTACAAGTCTTGTTGGTTCAATGACCATGATAATTTGAGCTCATCAAGTTTGTTCTTCCTCTCGTTGGGATTGCAACCGTACCATTAATTTCCGAGTTGTACATGATGAGCTATAAATCAATATTTTGGCACTCAAGTTCGTTTCCGCAGAGACGTCAGTCGAATATGCTTACTACATACACTATTATAAAGGCTACTTGATAGTAATCTACTCAGTGATTAACTGAACTATCTTTCTACCTTTATAATAACTTATAGACTGATATTAGTCTGAGTGCCAATAATCTTTGAGCAGTTTAATATCTTGCTCAGGATTTATATACTATGATTCATCAGTTTATCTTCACTGTATTTATACCTAATATCTCTAACCCAGGTATTTCATCTAACTGAGTTGGACTAAGTGTATCCGTACCAAACTTGTTGTGTGCTTTGAGCACTTTCAACGCTTGCTTTGTCTGGCTTGGAGGCACTTCTCTGCTTCGTGTGGGGTTTGTATGATGCTTACGATAACCTATTCTTTTTACATTAAGTGATCTTCTCATCGTTGTCTTTCTTCATCATCATAGAATGATGCTTTATAACAATGGCTACATTGATTAAGCATATAATCATACCAATGTGTAATATATATTCAAAATACATGTGTATGCATACTACCTTATCTTACGATGCACGGTTACAGAACTAAAAGCTTGTTTGCCTTTTCTGTTCTTTATGCCCTTTAAAGGCGTCTGGATAATAACCATTTCCATCTTTATACCTCTACTAATTACTTTTTCTATCCTTTTATCCATAGCTTAATTACCTCTTATCTATTGGATTATATGCCTGTACTAGCCTATGCGTTACTATTATAACGCCCTGACTCTATATACAGACAATAAAAAAGATATACACACATCCGTAGCTTGCGAGGCTCGTATGTATATCTTGCAGGTGCTACTATAGCCTACATCAGAAACTGATGGAGTCCCTGAGGACGATAGGCTTATAGTAGGCGATTGACGCAGGTGGTAACTCATCAGTACCTTCGTACTGTGTGGGTTCGCCACTTAAGCGGTAATCGACACCTTCAGCAGAGTTGAGAGGTTGCTCAAGCTTCTGTGAAGCTTTGGCAATCTTAGCAACACTCTTAGCCGTGATAACGGGTGGGAATGTGCGGTCAACTTGCAGTGTGCGTACTTTGAAGTTCTGTGTATACAGAATCTTGCCAGTGCGGTCACGCTCTGGTTCGAAGTCGCCACGGAAGGTGGTACCTGATGCAGTATTGCTGAATGTAGCATCGTCTACGATGTTATCTTCAGTCTTTATTGCGTCAGCCATATGGTTTACCTTATGGTTAAGTGAGAAAGATATCATAGATACTATGATACTGCAAGCTAAACTACTTGCAGTAGTTAGAAGGGGGCTATCTTGCAAGCCAACGAGAGTTTCAACGGGGACGGCAACCCACCCCGTGAAATTCGAGGGGGTGTAGCAACCTGTATATCTCGTAATCCCAATCTAAATTAATTTTTGGGAAACCGAGCTAGTAGGATTCCCTACTCTATTCTAAAATATATTTTTTAAAAAAATCCAGGGTTTCCCTATATCGTTGATATTGTTAATCTTAACGAAGAAGGATAAAGTAAGCCTTGACTATTGCATATAGTGTATATTATTATATAAATTATAGGTAAAAATAAACGACTTCCTTCTTAAGATAAGATTTTGGATTCTAATTATGCAGACATCACAGGGTTACAGGCCTCAGAAACGGGGTAAAAAGACTACTCAAGGGAGTAGTAAACTAACAAAATACAGTCACAAAGGCTCTAAAAGGCGTTATACTAAGAGATACAGGGGTCAGGGGAAATAGGAGAAAATCATTGTCTAGTTTCAATATTAATGACTATATTAGGAGTAATGAATCATTGGATTACCAGAAGATTTATAGAGATATGGAAGAAATGACGGGCTTCATGGCTCAGACAAGAAGAGAAGATCATTACCACAGAGTCGTCGGACTCTTCGAGAGTCTTAATAATGGCGAAATCTCGCACAATGCGAGCGTTAATGCTGAGATCGATGAAGTACCGTTTTAGAGGGGCCCCTCTTATTTTTCCTAATGTTGAGTGGGTTATGAATAACACTAGGGATGCAAGGCTAAAGTTGTATGATGGAAGTATACATGGAATACGGTGCGATTGGAATAATTGTATCATTGTTTGTAATGATGATAATGAATCTGATCAAGAGCCAGAGGGTACAAAATGATGATTTAGATGATATGAGAGTGCATATTTCTAAAATTGAAACGACAATGCAAAATGTTGAGGGGATTACAATAAAATTGATCGAAAGATGGAATAAATCAGATGATATTAGTCAAAGACATAGGGAAGATATTGTGAAAGAACTGAACGATGTTACTGATGATCTTGCGTATCTCAAAGGTAGAATAAACGGGAGAAATACTTGATGGAGTTTAAAGATTTAATAGAAGATGTCCTTAAAAGAGAGGGTGGATATGTAAACCATCCGAATGATCCCGGTGGGGAGACTAATTATGGTATAGCCAAGCGTAGTCATCCTGATGAGGATATAAAGAATCTTACCGAAGAAAGGGCAATTGAGATATATAAGAAGAGTTATTGGAACCCTTCTAGGGCTATTTCAGTACCCGGAACCTTAAGATGGACATATTTTGACATGGTAGTTAATATGGGTCAGCGTAGAGCTGTAAAAATTTTACAAGAGGCTTGCAATTCAAAGGGATGTAAGCTGGTGGTAGATGGTCTAATAGGTAGAAATACTATTGCAGCATCAAAAAAGATTGACAATTCTAGATTAAAGGTGTATAGAATATTATACTATACTGATCTAGTAAAGCGTAAACCTAAACTATCTGACTTTATTGTTGGCTGGATAAGAAGAGCAATGGAGACATGATAAGGAGTAGATATGGCGATAGGAAAAGTATTAGTCTCAACTTCTAAGCAAATAATGGATTTATGGAAAGCAGGATTACTAAGAAAAGGTATTGCTCCTGCAGTACAAGATGCTTTAGAAGCCTCAGTTAGAGCAAAGGGGTGGATTCAACTTGCCCCAAAAGAGTTTTTGCAGGAAGTGAATAGATCGCATTCTTTGAATCTAGTCCCCAGTGTCTTACCAAAGATTAAAATTCAAGAAGCTGGCATGGCAGTTAAACAGGCCGCTAGAAACAATCCGAAACCTAAAATTAGATTAGCTAATAAGGCTGAGAGTAAGAGGCAGAAGATGAAAAGATTAGGTTTTAAAGTTAAAAAAGACCCTAAAGTTAGGGAATATTAAGGAGTATAAAATGGCTGATGATAAGAAAAAAACGGCTAAGAAGACTGTTAAAGCAACAGTAAAGAAGACCCCAGTTATAATAAAGAAGACCCCAGTTATAACTAGGGGCACTTATACCCAGCGTGGTAAGGATAAGCCTTAATCGTACTTTGTGCGAATAGAGATAACCTCAGGTAGAGAATACCCAGTTTATACAGTAGAAGAGGCTGATAAGCTGGGTTTGTCTTATAAGCACCCTTTCTTAGCAGAAGAGGGTGAGTATGGTATAACTGAAGAAGGAGAGGTATCTCTCTGTCTTAAGAAGGGTACGCTAAAGACTGGAAGAGTAAAGGTCAAATATCCTTGGGGACTGGCTATTATGACTGATGAGAATGCCTCTGTCAAATCTACGGGGCGTCTAAATAATTATACATTGTCTGGAAAAGAGAATCGTGGAAAATATATAAAGAGTAAATATCATTTCCAGAAGTTAGCATACTATATGGCACAGCCGGGTATGACTAAAGAGAGGGCTATTAGACTGGTATACGGCCCCATAAGACGAAGTAAAAAACATCATATAACAAGAACAATAAGAACAAAGGAGTTTGGAGATATGGTAAAGGAAGAATTAGATCAGATTCTAGATAAGTTTCCTATAGGTAAGATGGATACTGCGAGAGCATTAGCTGCAGTATTAGATAAAGTAATGGATTGGGATGCCGATGAAAAAATGGGCCCAGAGGGTGATCCCAAGATAGCTATATCTGTACTTGATAGACTTATGGATATGAATAGTATGAAGAATAAAAATAAGATAATCACTACTAAACAGATAGAGGCGTCTACTGTTGAGAATACCTTAGCTGATATTCATGAGCAGAAGAAATTGTTTAAAGCAACTCAAACGGAGGAAACTCATGGGGTGGAATCGACGTCAGAAGAAGAAGAAGAAAGTAAGTAGTAGGAAAAAACGTGGAAGCTATAAGCCAAAACGGGCTTCAAAGTCCAAGCACTGATTACGAAGCAGTCTATGCTCTCGCTAAGGAGAAGAAAGAATTTCAGCGAGATATGGGATGGTTTGGTAAATATTGCTTTCCAAAAGCACTTGCTAAGGATACACCACCCTTTCATCGTGATATATATAAAAATCTAAGGAATTCTGAGATGAGTCGTGTTTTGATCGCTGCACCAAGAGGAACAGCTAAGAGCACTGTATGTAGTCTCATCTATCCTACGTATAAAGTGGCTTATAAGAAGCCAGAAGAAGATTTATTTATTGTAATAATATCAGAATCACAGGCTCAGTCCATAAACTTCCTGAGTCGTATTAAGTATCATTTGGAACATAGTGATAATTTTATCGATATATTTGGTGATTTTGGTTCTAGCACTGCTAGAAGATGGACAGGTTCTGACATTATATTAAAGAACGGTGCTCGTGTAATTGCTGTGGGTACTGGTCAAAGGGTTCGTGGTTTCATCGAAGGTGATACGAGACCTAATGTTATTATTGTAGACGATTTCGAATCTGAATTGAATGCACTTACCGCTGAAGCTCGGACAAAGAATAGGAAGTGGATGACAGAAGCCGTAATACCTTCTCTTTCTGATGAAGGGAGAATTGTTATGATTGGTACTGTTATTTCTGAGGATTGTTTCTTATATTGGGCTAAGGATAGCCCTGCTTGGAATGTTCTATGGTATAGCATCTGGGATGATGATGAGAAGAGTATCTGGCCTGAGAGGTTCCCTAAGAAGAGGATTCTTCAGATAAAGAGTGAATTCGAGAGTGTGGGTAATATAAATGGATTCTATCAAGAATACATGAATATTGCTCAATCTCCAGATGACGCTCCATTTAAGCCAGACTATATAAAACTTCATCATTATGACTATGAAATGATAAATAACCAATCATGTTTGGTGAGGAGTATAAGTGATGAGAAGAAAATTATACCCGTTGAACTCTATACGGGAGTTGATCCTGCATCTAGTCTTAGTGCCCGTGCTGACTATTTCGTTATTGCTACCGTTGCTATTGATGCTGATAATAATAAGTACATTGTCGACATTTTTAGGGAAAGACTCGATCCTGCGAAACAACCTCAGAAGATTATTGATATTTTTGAGAGATACCATCCAAAAAGAATGAAGATTGAAACTGTTGCATACCAAGAAGCGTTAAGAAGTGCGACAAGAGCACTCATGTTAGAAAAGAATTTATATATACCCGGTCTAGAGAAGGGTGTGAAGCCTAGGAATAGGAAGAGTGAAAGACTCTTATCCTTGGTTCCATCCCTTGCTAAGGGTGAGTTTCACTTTAGACCACAAGATTTAACTG